ATGGCAGGTGAAGCGCGTATTGACTGGTCTAGCCGTAAACAGATTTCTGCCGCATTAACGCTTAACAAGTTCCAAAACCATTCGTACATTTACGGTATTGATGGTTTGGCTAACTACGGCATGATCAACGACCCTAGCCTATTACCTGCGGTAACTGGCGGGAACTGGGAAACATTAGTTGCTGAGGGTATCTTCAACGACTTTGGCAAATTGTTTAAAAAATTAATCTCTCAAACTGAGGGCTTAGTAGACAACGAAACAACAATGACTTGCCTGCTTTCTCCACTCATGAAAGCTCAATTCACTAAGACAAACCAATTCGGCTTGAATCTTGGTGCATTGTTTAAAGAGCATTACCCGAACTTACGTTTCGTCACTATTCCTGAATACAGCACTCCAACAGGTGAAACTATTCAGTTGATCGTTGATGAGTACGAAGGTCAGAAAACCGTTGAAATGTCATTCACTGAAAAAATGCGTACCCATCCATTGATTCAAGACATGTCGGGATTCAAGCAAAAACGCTCACAAGGTACTTTAGGCGCAATCCTTTACCGCCCTGCGTTTGTTGCCACTATGGATGCGACTTCAACGCCTGCGCCGTAACCCACAAGCCTAAATTAAAGGTATCATCGTTTTGGTGATACCTTTTTTTATTGTATGCTAGAATGAAATATCTTTTGGGAGAACAGAAAATGTCTACAGTAACAGTATTATGCAAAAAGCCTTATGGTGTTGAATTGCAAGTTGGAAACCAGAAAGTCGTCCTAAACGGCTATAACAGTTCTGCCGTTGCTCATGGCTATGGCATCACCGAAAACGTGCCCAAAGAGCTGTGGGACGCATGGGTAGAACAACACAAAGGCCACAAGCTCTATACGTCAGGCTGTGTTGCTGCGCAAGAAACTACACGCAATGCAAAAGCACAGGCGAAAGATACAGCCGAGCTAAAAACTGGCACAGAACGTATTAAGCAAGGTAAACATGCAGGCGTTGAAAAAGATGCCGATGCAGGTAAAGGCGTATAAATATGGCAAAAGTCGTATTCAACCCTGCCCACTTTAAAGAGATTTACCCGCAGTTCGCGGGTATTTCTGATACACAATTAGAGTGGTTTTTCAAGAAGTCAGAGCAGATCCTAGATAATAGCGAAAATTCTTGTATTGATGAGGATACGCGCCTTATTTGGTTCTATTTGCTTGTTGCTCACTATGCGCAACTACAGACACAGATTCAAAGCGGGAATTCTGCCGTTGGTCGGATTTCTTCGGCTACTGAGGGTAGTGTTTCTGTTTCGTTGGATTACCCTACTTCTGCCGTTGGTCGTGAAAAGTGGTTCAACCAAACGCCATACGGTGCAGAATACTGGATGATGACAGCGCCATATCGTACAGGGCTTTATGTTGTGACTAATGTTGCCATGCCTGTTGATCGCAGTCGTTATCCGCAGCCACGGTGATATATGGTCAAGCGCTCAGGTGAAGGACTTGCGAACTATCTTAAAAAACTAGCTCCTGAGTCTACAGGCGCACACGTTAAAGTTGGTGTGTTAGAGAATTCCAAATATCCCGATGGTACACCTGTGCCATTAGTGGCTTTTTGGAATGAGTACGGCACACGGACAGCACCGCCCCGCCCTTTTTTCCGAGATACCATCGAACAGAATAAAAAGAATTGGTCGGATATGACCCTGCGCGGTATCGGCAGAGGTTTGCCAGTTACCGAAATTTTGGGGCTTGTTGGCTTGCAGATGCAATCAGACATCCAAACCGCTATTATGACGTTCTCAGACCCACCAAACGCAGCCAGTACAGTAGCCAAGAAAGGAACACAGTCGCCATTGCGTGAAACAATGCTCCTTTACGACTCTATAAAAAGTGAGGTTGTGGAGGAATAGTGGTATAATGTATCTGCCAATAGTGGCGCAACTTTAAGAGTTTATATTATGAAAGATTTTTCTATTGCTTTAATTAAGTCGGAATTTCGTGTTGATTCACGCCTACTCTCTCCTGAGCTTAATCACCGTCACCGCACCATTCTTGAAAACATCGATAAATACAAATCACAGTTTGAATCACTTGGACAGCTCCCGTTTCAAACGGAATGTGGATACAACAATTCACAGGTTAGATTTGCGCTGTTAAATGAAGATCAGTGTTATTTCCTGCTAACACTTATGCGAAACAACAATCACATTGTTTCAGCTAAATTAAAGCTCGTTAAAGCATTCCGTGATGCTCGAACCCAGTTAGTAAAGCGCGATATTGCCCGAATTGAGGGAAAGCAAGTCAGACACTTGGAAACTGACGCTATCCGCGATTTAGTCGAGTACGCGCGAACCAATGGCAGTAAAAATGCTGATATGTATTACATGACCATCACCAAGATGACCAATGCAGCGCTTAACATTGATGCAGGGCAGCGCGACAACCTAGATGCTAGAAAACTCGATGAAATAAAAATTGCTGAAACTATGGTGAAGATTGCAATTAGTGATGGATTGAATGCGGGGTTGGACTACAAAGATATTTATAAGTTGTGCAAAGAGCGCGTGTCTGCTATTGCTAAGACATTGTTACAGTGAGTATTGCCATGAATATCAATGTCGGCGATTACGTTTCTTGGGATTTTAGACAGCACTGTTTTGATAGTGGCGCTAGTATTGGGTATATAACACCAAAAACACTATTTAAAGGCCATGTGGAAAAAATAAAAACACATGACTTGTTCTTCTTTAAGCGCAATTACCCTTTATACAAGGTAAATGGTGTTTGGGTTCGCAAAGTTAAGCCTGTTGTTACTGTTAAATATAAGAAGTGGGTTTCTCCTGATGGTTCCAGTTATGAAGCAGATTCATACATAGTGACCAAGGTTGCAGAATTGGTAAATTTATAGCCTAAAATCCTCTTAAATTAACCCATAAAACACGCCATCTCTCGATGGCTTTTTTTATACTCTCTTGTGCCACTTAGCCCTTTTCTCTTTAATACTATATATAGTAAGTGGCATATAAGAGCATATATAAGAAATACTAATTATCTTTTTAAGAGCAATATTAGTATTATGAGCAAGTGCCTAGATTAGCTATCGAACATCGGGAAAGCCTACCGACTGGCACGCCATATTTTAGGCTGTAACTGAGGTTGGTTATTATGAATGAATGGGAAATATTAAAAGCACGCTATGGAAGCAATCGACAATACCTGAATAGAAGCCTATCACTATGTGGGAGCCAATGGGATGATTTTAAAAATCACTTGGTTGACTTGGGTGCTGATGTTTTCGATATAGAGATTCAAAATGAAAAGTTTAGATTTAAGCTAAATGGTGAGCTTGGCATTGTTTATGAAAAGGGATCTGGAAATCTATTGGCTCACAACATGGCTGCTGAGTTTCACAGATTGATAGGTCAGGATAGCATGGAGTTGTATTTAAAGGATCAGTATTACGCAAAATGGAATAATAAGACAGCATAGTTTTAATGCTAAACTAGCCCTCAACCAAGAGGGCTTTTTTATGTCTATTAAATTAAGAATGATGGCGAATAGCGTCACAAGGGGAGTGAATAGCAATATCCCTGATGCGACACTATTAACAAATGCGGGCTACACAATTGCGGCGAATGGCAAGCAAGTGCCAAGATATGCAGACTCTACTATCGAGATTCAAACACAGTCGATTGAGACAGAACAGTTGCAGCATTTGAATCTCATATCGCAGCAAGGTCAATATAGTTATATTTATGCAAACGGCTTGATTTCAGCGCAAAGACGAACACTAGCACTAGGATCGGATTTGATTGTGTTTAAACCTTATGGTGAAGATGAGACAGTTGCTTGGCGAGTATTAAAAGTTATCGAGTCATATAGTGATTGGGTTAAAATACTAGGTGTTAGATTAAGCAAGCTTGATGCTGAGAAGTTAGGTTGGTTTGGGTTTGAGGGAACAGAATTGCGACCATTTGGACAGGGGGTTTTTTATGAGTGAGATAGACTTTTTAAACCAAATGTTTATTGAGATTCGGGCAATGCTTCTTGAGTTCTTCACATGCCCTATTGTTCAGGGCTATCAAAATGGAGTGCCACTTCCTATAGATGGAATAGTGATAACCTTTATAACTGAAACTGATTTAGACCAATTAAGCTATTCAGAGGTGACTAATCCCGATTTAATTAGCCAAACTGTAACCGTACAGACTGCTGTCAAGACGATGATGCAAGTTGATTGTTATGGTGATCTAGGACAGGCAAGGGCTAGGCAGATTGCCACAATGTTTAAAAACCCCTATGCATGTGAGCGCCTGCAATCGTGTAAGCCGTTAGACTATCGACCGCCTAAAAACCTATCGTTTGTAAACGAAGCATCTGAGTACGAAGCGCGTTGGATGGTGGAAATTGATATGCAATACAATCCACACTATACTTATCGTCAAGAATCTACTAAAACAATTACGGTAGATATTAATCCACTTTAAGAGGAAAAAAGGATAATGCTAGCATCCATTCCAGCAAGTGAAATCGTTACGGTACTTCCCTCAGTTCTAGGGGCGGGCGGTACTGCAATGGCACTTAACGCAGTAATCATTAGTGATGATGTAAAGTTTGTCGCTAAAGAATATTCAAACGCCGACGCAGTAGGCAATGACTACGGTACAACGTCTGACAAGTACAAATTCGCTCAGATTTATTTCAATGGCTTTACAGGCTCAACTGTTAAGCCATCTGCGCTATTCATTTCAAAATATTCTGCCGTTGACAGCGCTGCAAAATTAACAGGTGCATCACTACGCTCTATGTCGCTTGATCAGTTAAAAGCGATTACAGGCGCTATCAGCGTAACTATCGATGGTGTTCTTAAAACTGGCACTATTAATTTGTCTGCTGCAACAAGTTTTAGCAATGCCGCTACATTGATTGCGACCGCTTTAACTGCTGCTGTGACCTTTGACACTCAATTGCAGTCATTCGTTATTGCATCGGGTACAACTGGTTCAACAAGTTCTATTTCATTCGCTACTGGTGCTGCTGCTGAGTTGTTGGCCTTAACTGAGCTTACAGGTGCTCAATTAGACAACGTAACAACAGTTGATACTGCAACCACCGCAATGAAGCGCTTGACCAACTACACGTTGAATCTATCAACTATTGTGGCCGAAACTTCAACCGCATTAACTGACGATATTCAAAAAGAAATCGCAACTTGGGTATCTTTGCAAAATCACCGTTATTGGTTGGTTAAATATGGCGAAGAACCAACGGCTTTAATCGCAAACAACACAACAAACTTTGCGGGCTGGGTTGCTGAAAATAATGTTGCTGACGCGACTTGTGTATATGGCACATTAGAACATGCGGCTTTGTGTGCGGGATATGCTGCTTCACTGAACTTTAGTGAATTGAATGGCCGTACAACAATGGACTTCCGTTCTACTTCAACACTAGCTCCTAGCGTTACCGATGTAGATGATGCGAATGCCCTTGAATCGAACGGATACGCTTATTATGGCGCGTTTGCAACTGCCAACGACCGTTTCATCTTCCTACGCAATTCGATTGTTTCAGGCGAATTTAAGTGGGTTGACGCGTACCTAAATCAAATCTACTTCAACAGCCAATTGCAGTTAGCGCAGATCACTGGTTTGATTGCTAACAAGTCAATTCCATACAATGAAGTCGGAAAATCTAAAGTCCGCGCTTCGGCTCAAGACCCAATCAACGAAATGCTTAACTTCGGCGGTATCCAAACTGGTGTCATCTTATCTGAGCAACAAAAGTCGATTATCAATAATGAAGCAGGTGTTGACGCTGCGACTATTATCTTTAATCAGGGCTACTACTTAATGATCCGTGACGCTACTGCACAGGTTCGCGCTGTACGTGGTTCATTCCCGATTAAGCTATGGTATACAGATGGCGGCTCGGTTCACTCGATTAACATTGCTTCAATTAACGTACAGTAAGGGGTTTAAAGCATGGCTATTAACAAAAAGACCTTAACCGCTGCGAACTGTGTCCTACTGTTTCGTTGTGAGGGGATTTACGATTCATACGTTCAGCTCACTGGATTTCAGGCTGACAATATTTTTAACTTAGGTGACATCACACTTGCGCAAACTGTAGCAGGTGCGGATGGTAATTTAAGCGGTGGTTTTGTGTTTAACGCGCAAACTTTCGGCTTAAACCTAGAAGCGAACTCGCCATCATTAGCAATCCTTGAAAACTGCGCTGCAAACTTCCTTAAAAATAAAGAAATCGTTGCGGTTGATTTTCAATTGACGTTGCCGTCTGTTGGTAAGACTGCTTCATTTAGTGGTTTCTACACTCAACACTCAGGTGTAAGCGCTACCAAGCTTTTACAGGGTAGCCAGTCAGTATTTGAAGTTGACCCAACATCATTGACGGAGATTGCGTAAAATGGCTCGTAAGACTAAAGATTTAGTTATTGCGGACGGTCGTGACAAGGGGAAAACCTTTGTCATTACCGAAATGTCTGTGATTGATGCTGATAATTGGGCCAATCGTGCTTTGCTTGCAATGCTTCGCGGTGGTGTTGATGTGGGCAATTTAGATTTCTCAAACGTCAATACATCGGGCGGGATGCTTGAATTGGCCCGTGTCGTGATTGCAGGGCTTGGGAATATGCAAGAACAGATTGCAACCGACCTATTGAATGAGCTTCTTAATTGCGCTCGTATTGTGCCATCGGGCGGAACTCCACGCGACATCCTATTAGATTCTGATATTGAGTCAATTAAAACATTATGGCAAATCCGAAAAGAAGCCTTAATGATTCATATTGATTTTTTAACAGACGGCAGTTCGCAAGCTTAGGGCAACAAAGCGGACTGTCAATTAATGAAAGTCTGCTTTCTAAGACAGTGAACGTATCTGATACCGTGTTTCAAGCCCTACAAACAGGGCTTGTTTCATATACGGACTTAGCATTACACCTAAGCCTAGAGGATGCGTTAAACGTCATAGAAGTGGATTTAGTTGCTAAACACAATAAGGCAGTTATAGAGGAGCTTAAATAGTGGCTCATATTGTAGATGCAATCATGGTAACGCTTGGGCTTGATACGTCAAAGTATACAGCTCAGGCAGAGAATGCCATAAAAACCGATACACGGCTCGAGAAAAGCCTAGATGGTGTCGAGAAAAAAGGCGGTGCGGTTTCCAAAAACTTTGAGGGGCTGGCTAAAGCTGTAAAGGGCGCTGCTAAGGTTTTCGCTTCTTTGGCTGCTGCGACAGGTATCATTCGATTTTTGCAAAACGTAGCAGAAGAAACACGACAAGCCAATGAGGAAATGTTAAAGCTTCAAGCTTCACTTGGTTTGACTGCTGAAAAAATTAATGGTATGCGTGGTGCGGGTGCTGCTTTAGGCGGTACTGCTGAGGGAATGACAAATTCAATGAAAGGCCTTAATAAAGGCATGAATGATTTTGTTGTGAAAGGCGATACATCCTTGCTTCCATTTATGAATCATCTTGGCGTTGCAATGGTAGACGGTCAAGGCAAGCTGCGCGATGTAGACAAAGTTATGCTTGATTTAGCTGATTCATTTTCAGAAATGAACAGTGAGCAAGCCTACGCACTTGGTCAAGACATGGGTTTCGATGAAGGCACGATTGCGGCATTGATGCAAGGCCGTGATGCCATGAAAGAAATGTCTGAATATCACGCCAAAATGTATACATCATCGAAAGAGGAACTAGCAGCAAGTCGAGAGCTATCTAAGAACCAGGCGCAATTGTCCGCACATTGGGCAAGCATGAAATTGATGATCGGTAACGCGATTATCCCCCTACTTGTGAAGCTAACCAATTTTGCTAAGGCATTCTTTGAGTTTTTACAGGATCACCAAAAGACCGTTAAAAATGTATTTGAAGCAATGGCATTTGTTTTGGGTGCCGTGCTTATTCCGTTGTTTGGCAAGGCACTATTTGCAGCTTTAGCATTCATGGCGCCATTCTTGCCGTTTATTGCGGTGGTGGGTGGGATAGCTGCGGCATTCGCACTGCTTTATGACGACTACAAAGTATGGGCTGAAGGCGGTCAATCATTGTTTGATTGGGGTAAATTCTCTGACCTTATTGACGGTGCTAAGCTTTCCGTTGAGAGCTTAACTAAAGGTTTTGGGGAGCTTGCCGATAAAGTAATGGCTGAGGTTATCCCAACACTCAAAGGCTATGCATCAATCATTCAGAAACTATTTAGCGGTGACTTTGCGGGCGCATCGGCAGAAGCCAAAGAAATGTTTGCTGAGTTTGGTTCACGTGCTAAGGATGCTATTAGCCCCGCATGGAACAAGGCTGCTGACTTTATGTTAGGTGGCGCGTTTAAGATTGGTGGTTCTGGTGGTGAATTGCAATCCCCTGCTGTTGGTGGTGGCTCATTCAAGAAATCAAACCACGGTAGCACCTTAGCACTAAGCGAAAGCGATATTATTGATATTATGAAAGTAACATCAACAGAGGTTGTCGCAGGGCTTAAAAACGGGAATAGCGAAAAGCAAGCAGCGGGTGTAATTGATACTATTCTTAACCGAGCTGCGTCAGGGGAATTTGGCAAAGGGGTGCGTGGTGTTGTAAATCAGCGTTGGGCATTTTCCGCTATTAATGCGCCACGAAAAGGAGCTTATGGAAGTGTGCAAAATGTTCCTATGGATAAAGTATCACCTAGTATGCAAGCTTTTGTACGCGACTACTTGAGAAAACGTGCCGAGGGAATGCCATCGAGTGTTGGTGAAAACTTATTTTATGCAAATCCAAATTATTTAGGGGAGGCCAGTTCAGCCACTAAAAAATGGGTTGCAGAGGTTGAGAAACAAGCGAAAGCGTCAGGTCAGATTTTTGGCTCAGGAAAAGCCATCCATGTTCACGGAACGCCATCGGCAGACCGTGGAAAGATGCCATCTCCGTTTAATGTGGCTATCCCAAACCAACCATCCAATCTGCAACAAGGTGCTGCACAAGCTCAAGGCATGGTTCAGCAAAGCGCTACACCAAGAAAGCTTTACAACAGCAAAGGTTTGCAATCTGATATGCAAAGCCGTTCCGTTGATGTGAAGATGGGCGACTTGAATATCTACACAACAGCGTCAAGCGTATCAGGTATCACTTCCGATGCAATGCGTGGAGTTGAAGCAAGTCTTAACAATCTTGGTACAAGTATGGCTTAGTATGGTATGATTAGTGTGCGGATAGGATAGCTCCCGAAATGATTAGCATCGCCTTAGTCTAATCTTTCCGCATTATCTCACTAAGGCAAAATATAGGCGTATATTATGTTTTTTAAAAATGATTATGAATTTTGCGTAAATGAAGAAGTCAAGCACTATGGCGGTGATAGAGACGGGTTGATATTCAGAGATAGAATCGACCAAGAGATTTTTAATTACAGCCATGTTAGCTATGGATATAAATTTACAACAATCGAAATGACCCGACCAAATTGTAATTTAAAACTACTTTACTTTGTTGCCATACCTCAAGAAAGCGAGTGGGAAGACTTTAAGGATGAAATCCTTGCAGATTTTGAGATCAGATTCCTGAAATGCAAAACCATATTTGAGAAATTTATGGGAACAGAGGTAGGCGCGAACAATTGGATTAGCGTAAAAGATTCACTCCCAAGCGATAGCACATTTGTTATTGCCTATGGGATTGGTAAAGACGAGGAAACGCATCGCGTTATTGGTGGCATTGCCTTTAAGAATGGTAAATTTTGGGATTTCGATACTATCTTAAATCACCCGCTTGGTATCATATCGGATTTCATGGAGCTTGAGAGTGTGACACACTGGATGCCGTTACCCGAACCGCCCAAATGACTTATATAAGAAATACTGATTATTTTTTAATTAAGTAAATTGGTACTATTGTTTTGTGGCTAGGAGGCATCCGAAAGCAGAGTCATTAACTGTTGCCACATTTCCAATAATGCCTTAATGAGGATTAATAACATGCAAACATCGAAAGAAAAGTTTTCTAAATGGCTAGAAAAAGAAACAATTAACTTTAGAAAAAGCCAACCAAAAGGCGCGACCCACTACAAGGTTGGTAAAAATAAAGTTAAATGGTATAGGCTTGGAAACATCAATGATGGGTTAGCTTGCGGCCTGTTTATGAAGTACAATAAGAAAAAGAATAAATTTAAAAAGATTGTGCGACTATCATGGGGTGATTCATTGCATACTGTAGATTGGTAATTAAGTTATACTAGCCCTCAATAGAGGGCTTTTTTTAATTGGTGAATTTATGGCAATGGCGGGAATGCCGAACCTACCTAGTGGGTTTAAGGGTCTTGTGACTGCGGGTACTGATGCTGCAATCAACTTAGGCGGTGCTGCATTAATCCGCGCTGTATTTGGTGAAGTGTGGGGGTTGGTTAATGAGTTTGGCGTGCCTATTCTTTTGTCGGATAGTGTAAAGAATGTTGACTATACAAACAGCTCAACCATTTCTAAATTCTTAATCGAGAAAGGCTCGTTTAGTTCATACAACAAAGTCACTGATCCACGCTTTTTATCGGTTCAGTTGATCAAATGGAAAGGCACAAAGCTTGAGAAGTCGGCATGGCTGGCTCAGCTTGAGGCACTAGCGAATAGCACAGTTAAATTCCATGTGGTTACGCCTGAATACCTATATCGAAATTACAACATTACTCGCCTTGCTTACATGCGTGACAATACCTCAATTCAGATGATTACAGCGTCTATTGACTTGGAAGAAGTGCGCGAAGTTCAGCTTGAGTTCGGCACACAAGAGGCCAAAGCAGAACAAGACAACACCACGGTAGAGGGAGGCACAGTGCAGCCTAAAAAAGCTAGTCAGTCCGTTATCAGTAAAATCGAAGAAAAAGGGATTGTTAATGTCGTAAAAGGAATATTCTCATGACCACACTAGCCATCGACCTACAAAAAA